GTGCACACACACAATTAAGGCTTAATTAAGCAGCAGCTGGAACATTAGTAGGCACCCAGCTGCCAAAGATGTCCTGCGGACCTCCAGTATCGCGGTCTAACAACGTATCCACGATACCATGCCATTCATCACCGAACTGCAGTGACTGGACTTCACGATCAAACATCTTCTGCCGACCATAATCCCAATCATAAACCACATTTAAAGCATACAACGTCTCATGCGTAGCTTCTCGTGGTTTTGACACCTTCAACATGTTCTCTTCAAAAGGTGAGAAATGCTTGCGTCTGTACCAAGCATCGTGGCCATCAGTCAAGGCCAACACACGTTCTATCACAGACTTCAGAGGAGGAATAAACTCGCAATTCCTCTTCAGACCAAGAGCAATACCACGCATCATGGATTCTCTGCTCACATTGGCCGGGGGATTTATTATATACCCCAACTTCGCCAAAACCCTACCAGGTTTTGGTCCAAAAGTTACTCCGGAATTCGTTGGATACAACCGGCAGGAACAGAACTCAACTTCAAACAAATTGCGTCGATAGATTGCCTCACTGTCAAACCCCAAACCGGCCATGCCCTCCTTCCACGGAAAGCACAGATGTTCAACATGTCTCATACAGTTGTCATCTCCTTGGACCAGCATGCGCAAAGTGGTTCGTGCGCTCTCAACGCTACGATCTGTCCACTTGCAATATAGGTAACAGTGTGACACGCCATTGATGATCGAGTTCATCAAAGATGTGTAGGGATCACCGCTCTTTCGGGTCCCATCACACTTATATTTCCAACCGTGATGGGTAGAGCCATGAGTGTTTATGTTGGCTTGCATCAAATCAAGCACAGCACGCGGCGCACCAAATTTTTGCACAACCACACTTCATACTCGCACCAGGGACGTCGAATGCTGGAATCAAATTTACCAAGGTCATCTTCTAACCATGGTCCAGCCCCGCCCACTATGTGCTCTGCAGCCTGTTCAGCCGTCAACCCACTCGTGAAACAAATAAAGTTATCCTTCCCCCACCTGCGTTTAAGCAGGTCCTGAAGAGCCATTATCCACGGTCCAACCAGAACGATAAACTCTGGTTGGGCACCCTGGATCAAACGGGGGGCCTTATGTTTTCTTCCGAGAGGGCTTTCATACAAATCATTCTCAACTTTAACAAATGATGCGCGTTTCGTGTATGAATACAGCTGGCTACGAGTCAACCTCAAATCAATCGTAACACCTTCTGCATCTAATTGCAGCTTGGTCTGTTGCAGCACCTTTTTGACGCTTGGAGACGCATTCGAACGCTCCAAATATTGCTCCCAAGGGACGGGTTGTACTATTCGCATGAATGGGAAAAGCTGTCGGTGATTAGCTTTACACCAATTCAAGCAATCAGCAAGCGAATCATCAGGCTCAATTGTATCGCACAAAACTCGAGCCAATAATGCTTGCTTCTCATTATGTCGATTGCTAGCGAAAGCAGTTGGGCCATAGCCTCGCGTCGAGAAGCCAAACTCACACTGCTTGCCCCCACAAAACAAGGGGTCTTTCCCTTCCAACTGCTTGGGAAGCTGATCACTCCACCTCATTTTAGCCTTTGGTTTCAAGGTTTTAGGGGGAGGCAAATTCACACAGTTGACCAGCGATTTAACGCGGCCAGCAAATGCGGGCATCTTAGACATAAGGAGGCACGCCAAAAGCCAACATCGCCATATCGGGCATATACCCTTTATCGACGGCTTTCCAAGACGTGTACATAGTCAATGCCTTTGTTTTACACCAAGCAACTGCGAAATAGCACCCAACAATGCCAATCACACTAAGAACCCCCGCGGCCACAGCACTACGTCGAAACGTCTTAGTGCCCATCGCTGACAGGTTCTTGGTGACACTCTCTCGCAGAGAGGAGCGAGCGTATTTGCCGCGGACAACACGAGACACATTCTGTTGTTCATCCCACGACTCCACGAACGCAATAGCAGGAGCATAAAGCGAAATAATTCGCAACTCCTCAGAACTAAGCGCAAGTTCTGACGTGAGCATCTGACAATGCGAGACGCTAGCCAGAAAATTCTTGCCATCTTCGTCTCTCTCTCGGTGGTTCCACCACCTTTTGAGATCACTAACTAACCCTCCGGGTAAACGGATCTCCACATCTCGATCATGAAAATGGAAACCCACATGCTTGGCGAACAGCTCGATAGCAGACTGACTAAATCTGGTACCATTCCACCACCCAATGAAATCTAGATACGCGAACTTATAAATCTCATCTCGATTAGAGTTCACGTCAACCAGGCGCCGTTCACGATACGAATACGCTTCCGTGCCGGGAGTTTTACGATCAGTCAGGAGAGGGGCGTCCCCTCCATCTTCACTCTCGTCATCAGAATCGTCGACGTCAAACGCAGGTAATCGCTTCCCGCGCTCGACAATCACATCATGACCATAGTCTTGATCATGGATCTTGGTCTCAAAGCCAGCTGCTAGATCTCCCTTCACCAACAGTCGGACCACATCTTCATCGATGCTCCATTGACTGGGGAGGCTTGACCCAACATTACTTCCTGGCTCGCTGCTCTTCGGGGGCAAGTTTGCAGACACTTGTTCCACTACCTTTGCCAAGTTGGATTGGGCATGCTTGGGTTGCTTACTCCCATCATGTCTCAACAAGGCATAGGTATTTTTGGAAACCACCCCCTGATCTAGTCTCGCTCGATTGCCCAGAACACGCACTCTATTATAGAAGGCGTTAACCACGTCTTGTTCGTGGCTACTAAGTCCCAGGTCGCCGCTGGCCCATTTCTTCACGGCCCTTGGTTTAGAGCGCTGGTGAGAAATGCTAGTCCAGACATCGAGGTTTGGTTCGGCCTTCGGCGCTAGGTCACGAACCGGGGAAGGATACTTACACTCTTCATCAAACTGATGAAACGAACGACCGATTTCATCAGTAACGTTTCTCTTCAGTTTCTTCTGAGATTTTTTAAACTTCCCAACTGCCTGACGCGGAGATGGTTTCGTCCCCACGACGGCAGCATAGCTGGTTTTTACTGAGCCCACAGCTGCTTTACCTTGGCATTTTCCTGAATCAAAAACGCGCCTGTCAGGTCGCTGTACCAGTGGAGCACCAAGTGCACCACACTCCGCAGATCGAGCTATACCAAGTTGGATTCAAACCACTGGGATCCAGAACAGGGAAAAGGATCGACCCTGCATCCTGTGCAGTCCTTCGATCTACCCACATCCTGTATCCTACCACCCAGTGTTTGTTGGCTCACCCCCTACCAATCCGGTTGGGCACCAAGCTGGAACAGACTTTCGAATACGTCCAGCCACCAATGGCAGAGTTACCTCTGCCACAAAGGGAGTACTGTGAGTTGACTCCCGCTTCCCCCACCCCTTCTCTTCGCCTCAAGGACTACTTTGGACCTGTTTCCCAGACAGATAGGTGGGATTCAGTGAGGAAAACCGTGGCACAACCACGTAAACCCCACACAAAACTGTCAGTTTACCACACTGGCAGACAACCTTAGTTGTTTTTTTTTTTTTTTTTTTTTTTTTTTTTTTTTTTTTTTTTTTTTTTTTT